GTGCAAACGCAAACGTATGCTTCTCGGCCGTCGCATGGACAGCTCTTGCTGGCGCAACTCAAGTTCAAGACTTAGTTGTTGGCGGTGGCGGTGGCGGTGGTTCTGGAATTGCAGGTGGAGGTGGTGCTGGAGGATTCCGTACTGCTACAGGCTTCTCTGTTACTGCTGGTACAACCTACATTATTTCAGTAGGAGCAGGTGGTTTTGGTGGGCGTGGCTCAAACAATTCTGGGTCTAGTGGAAGCGATAGTTCTTTTAGTTCGATTACGTCTGCTGGTGGCGGCGGCGGTGGCGGTGCGGTATCTGCTGGCGTGAATGGTGGCTCTGGCGGCGGTGCTGGTGGTCAGGCTTCGCCAAATACAGGCGGAACTGGAAATACGCCTTCTACAAGTCCAAGTCAGGGTAGTAATGGTGGAATTGGAGCAGGGGGCGCTGGTGTTCGTGGCGCTGGAGGTGGTGGTGGAGCATCTGCTGTTGGAGTTGCTGGCACATCTACAGTTGCGGGGAATGGAGGCGCAGGGACGGCCTCATCAATTACAGGAACTTCCGTAACTTACGCTGGTGGTGGTGGAGGCGGTATTGATCCGGGCGGAACTGCTGGGACTGGCGGTGCTGGCGGTGGGGGTAACGGGACAACTGTTGACGGCGGTCTTGGCGCATCCGGTATCACCAATACAGGTGGCGGTGGAGGCGGCGGCGGTCGATCTGGCGACGGCGGCAACGGAGGCTCCGGCATCGTTATCCTCAAGTGGAGTTAATCATGCAAGACTGGGCTGAAGCATTTATTGCCGCAGCTCTAATTGTCGCCTTCATTGTGTGGGGGACGTACACGATACTTTGGATGTGGGGATGAGATGGAACTTGAGTATTACACCAAGATTATTGGCGCGGTCACTGCCTCAACTGCCATGATTGGCGGGGGTTATACGCTCGCTGATAAGTTTGGCGTATTCCACAAAGACATCCTCAAATGGGCACCGGAACACTTCCAAATCTCTGATGCCCCCGCCACCGGTGAATTTAAGGTCGTTGTGGCTCGGCAGAAGATTAGAGACGACTGCGAGGTCACATCGTTTAAGTTAGAGGTGCGGGATTCTGAGTTGGTTGTACACCCAGCCAAGCCTAGCATTGCTACGTTCTCAGGCCCCGCCAGCGACACAGTGGACAAGTTTGGGTACAAGTTTAAACTAGACACAACTCAGCCTGTGTCGGCTGGTGTTGCTACGTTGATGGCGCACATCAAATACAAGTGCCCAGAGGGGGAGAAAGTGGTGAATTATCCCCCGCACAAGAACCTGATGTTTACGATTAAGGAATCCAATGCTTGAACTAATTGGTGGCGGTGTATTTGGTGGGTTGCTAGGCGGTATTTTCCGTTTGGCTCCTGAAGTCCTTAAGTACTTCGACAAAAAGAACGAGCGGCAACATGAGATGGCAATGTTTAGCCGCCAGTGCGAGTTGGAGCAGATTCGTGGGCAGCAAAAGTTAGCCGAGATTGGTGCACAACGTGATGCCGCTATTGACGTGGGTGTCATGGATGCCTTCAATGCTGCGATCAACCAACAAGCCGAAATGGTCAAAGCTGCGGGCGGCTGGGCGGCTAGTCTGTCTGCATCCGTACGTCCTGTGGTGACATACTGGATCATGTTGCTGTGGTCGTTTATCCACATCTGGTTTGCTTGGCAAGCCCACCGCGCCGGTGCGTCTCCTGAAGTCGTGTTCAAGACCATGATGACTGTGGACTTCTGCGCTTTGGTGTCCGGCACAATTAACTACTGGTTCCTCGATAGAACTCTTAAGCAGCGTGGGCTATGAACCTAGAACTAGCCGCCGAACTATGCCGTCGGTTTGAAGGCTATCGGGCCAAGCCGTACCTGTGTCCGGCTGGCGTAGCCACAATTGGTTACGGGTCTACCTACTACGCAGATGGCCGCAAGGTAACGTTGCAGGACGCCCCAATGGACGAGCCCACAGCCAGAGCGCTGTTAATGGCGGAACTTCTGCACACCTACGCCCCCGGTGCTATTCGTCAGTGTCCCAACCTGCTAGTCTTGGCGGCAAAAGGTGACGTACGTAAACTTAACGCCATCGTAGATTTCTGCTACAACTTGGGTATTGGGCGCTTGCAAACAAGTACGTTAAAGAGGAAAATCAACGCCAATGATTGGGAAGGGGCCAAGGAACAACTTATGCTCTGGACTAGAGGTGGCGGCAAGGTTTTGCCGGGGCTACTAAAACGCCGCACAGCCGAGTGCGCTTTACTGGATTAACCGATGTCGCTTAAAAAAATCATATTCCGCCCGGGGGTCAATCGTGAGAATACGCGGTATGCGTCGGAAACGATGGGTAACCCCAACTCTGCTACAAACGTAGCAGGCGGCTGGTATGAGTCCGAGAAGGTGCGTTTTCGTTCTGGTAGCCCTGAGAAGATTGGTGGATGGCAACGCATCTCTGCGGCCACATTCCAAGGCGTATGCCGCTCGTTGTGGAACTGGGTAACGCTTGAGAACTACAACCTGATTGGTGTAGGCACCAACCTCAAGTTCTATATTGAAAAGGGCGGGGCGTATAACGACATTACGCCAATCCGTGAGACAGCATCATTGGGCTCTAACCCGTTCAGCGCCAACGGAACCACAACAGTCACAGTCACTGATGCTACGCACGGTTGTATTACGGGCGACTTTGTAACGTTCAGTGGTGCTACAGGTACGTACGCATCCACACTTAACGCCGAGTTCCAAGTTACTGTGCTGACTGGTAACACGTACACAATCACAACTCCCACTGCGTTAGCGGCTGGCTCTTATGGCGGGGCGGCGGTTGTTGCGGCGTACCAAATTAACAACGGGTCAGCCACAGAAGTTCCGTTAACTGGCTGGGGCGCTGGTACATGGGGTACTGGCCCTTGGAGTATTGGTATTCCGTCAACCACGGAAACAAACCTGCGTCTGTGGAGTCAGAGTAATTTCGGTGAAGACTTGCTGTTTGCACCTCGTAGCGGCGCTATCTATTACTGGGATGCCACCACTGGAGTTGAGACTCGGGCTGTCGCGCTGACTTCTTTGGCTGGCGGCGTTGACGTGCCGGTTATCCAGAACTTCATCTTTGTTTCTGACATCAGCCGATTTGTGTTTGCGTTTGGATGTAACGAGCCGGGCTCTAGCGTCCAAGACTCCATGCTGATTCGCTGGTCAGATCAAGAATCGTTGGTCGACTGGGGCGCTGCTGCCACAAACCAAGCAGGTAGTGTTCGGTTCTCTCACGGCTCCGAGTTGGTTACTTGCTTGCAGACTCGTCAGGAGATTGTGGTTTGGTCTGACTCTGCTTTGTACTCATTGCAGTACGTGGGCGCACCTGCTGTTTGGCAATCTCAACTCTTGGGCGACAACATTTCGATCGCGTCTCAAAACGCAGCGGCTACGGCTTCTGGTGTGGTGTACTGGATGGGCGTGGACAAGTTCTATAAATACGATGGCCGGGTGCAAACCTTGCGTTGTGATCTGCGCCAGCACATCTTTAGCGACATCAACGTATTACAAGCCGGACAAATTTTTGCTGGTACAAACGAAGGCTTCAATGAAGTCTGGTGGTTCTATTGCTCCGCCGGTAGTACTGCAATTGATAAGTACGTTGTCTACAACTACTCAGAAGACATCTGGTACTACGGCACGATGGCACGAACCGCATGGCTGGACTCTGGTCTGAGAGACTATCCTCTGGCTGCAACATACACATATAACTTGGTCAATCATGAGCAAGGCAACGATGATAACGAGACTGGCACGCCAGCGGCGATTGCTGCGTCTATTGGTTCTTCTGAATTTGATATTGATGACGGCCATAATTTTGGTTTTGTTTGGCGTGTAATCCCTGACTTGACATTCCGTAATTCCACGGGTGACTTGACCCCCCAGTGCACGATGACACTGCTTCCGATGCGCAACTCAGGTTCAGGATTCAACGATCCACTGTCCGCCGCAGGTAATAGCAGTGCAACGATCCAACGCATCGCCACTGCGCCTATCGAAGAGTTCACGGGGCAGGTGTATATCCGCGTACGCGGGCGTCAGTTGATCTTCAAAGTTGAGTCTAATCGCCTTGGTACTGCATGGCAGTTGGGTGCACCGCGTATCGACATTCGCGCTGATGGAAGACGAGGCAACACATGATTGTCACCTCAGAATTTGAACTGTTGCGCGTAGCCGCGCCGAATCTGCCGCTTGCGCCTAGAACTTACGATTCAGATTACCACGAGCAGTTGAACAACGTGCTCCGCCTGTACTTTAATCAGTTGGACAAGATTCTCGGGCAGTTGGCTACGTCGGGTGATATTGATCCCGCTAACGTCAACTTCCCTAACGGGCTGTTCTTCAATACCGCAGATCAGACATTGGCGGCTGTAGACACGGGCTATCCGATCACGTTCAACCAGACTTATCTAAACAACTACGTGGCGTTGCAATCTGGCAGTACGTCTAAGATTGAGGTAGAAGTTAGCGGCGTGTACAACTTCCAGTTGTCGGCACAGTTAAAGAGTACCAACTCGTCCGGCAAAGATGTGCAAATTTGGATCAAACGCAATAACGTCACAATTGGCTACTCAAGCCACCTGTACACCATTGAAGGTTCTGACAATCACTTTAACGTAAATTGGAACTTTGACATTGACCTAGCGGCCAACGAGTATATTGAGATGTACTGGGGTGCAAACGATATAAACGTGACGATGGAAGCTGTTCCAGCGTCTGCTCCATATCCTGCTGTTGCTTCGGCAGTAATGGCTGTAAACTTTGTTGCGCGGTTACCTGACCCACGCCCAACTCCCCCATAAGGTCTAAGCATGGCAATCCAGAACAAATACAACTACGTTTACGAAGACAATCCTGAGTACAGCGATTCGTACGTAGATGCGTATATTAACTCTCTATCAAGTTATAACTTACCAAAAGAGACGTTCGATCAGATTATTGCCCAGACGTTTGGTACTTCTGCGGCCCCTGCTCCTGCGGCATCGCCCCCTGCGGTCGTGGCTACTGAGGCTACTAGCGCACCGGCAACCGGTATTGCTTCCCTTACTGGAAACACACAAACAACTGCGGCTACTAGCGCACCTATAACTAACACAACTGCGGGGCTTGCGTCTTTAGTTGATACACCTCAAGCTGCGGCTACGCAGACTAAATCGACCAATCCTTACGAAGCAATTAACGCCGCGTGGAACAGCGGCGACTATGCGGCCACCAATGCACTTATTGATTCTGCTGGGTTAACTAGGGCGGATATTCAAAAGTACTACAACCTCAACGACGCAACGATGGATTGGGTGCTAAGTCAAGGTATTAAAACCGCCGATAAAACACCGGCGGGCACTGGCGCAACCACTAAGACTGGGACGACCACAGGTAACACCGTAACTTATCACGACGGCACAACCTACGATGCCGACCAACTGTCAACATTAGCAACTCAGATTTCTACAATAACTGATGCACTTGGGACTGATAAATATTGGACAGGCGGCGCGTACAAAGCAGGTGAAGGCGCAAACATTGGTTTTGATGCAACAACTGGCGCACAAATT